AGAATTATACGGAACAAATTTAAATTTTCTACTTGTTCCCAATACTATGTCAGCATCTGTAACAACTTGTATATTATTGCCATTGGTGAGAATAACGTCAGCATACATAGCATGATCTTCTTTTTGCGTATCAAATCGGCCCCGATATATACCAGATAAATTATACCATGTTCCTTCCAGAGGGTCTATATTCTGAATCGTCATTATTTCATTGTCTATTAAAACCAGATTGGAAGCACCCAGCATTTCCTGACGTGTAACTGTTTCAAATTGATCTATATTACTATAATCGGTAAACCTTACTTCCAATATCGTATCATCATCTATTTGATACGTATCCTTGGAATATTCCTTTGCAAGTATCCCCTTGCAGCTGAAATTTCCAAAAGTACCTAATGAATTATAAGAATTTCCTCCATCAGAACTCATAAATAATTCATAGCCTAACTGATTATCAGAAGATCTTACTGCTATAGGAATAATACCTATGGTATTCCCATTTGTTATATATGTAGACTCTATTACATTTTGATATGCTAATGGTTCTATATCGTACTCTATAGGGTCTATAGTATGATCTTCAGGGTCCTTATATTCAGTTACAGGATTATTTACACTGAATATATCCTCCATGGCATGAATAGTTATGATTTCAGATTCCAGTTCAGCTTCTTCTATTTGCAAAACCCTGCAAATCATATTAGAAATTCCATATTGCGCATATGAAAATTTAAAACAGTCTCCTACTTCATATCGGAATACGTCTCTATTAGCAGTAAAACTGATGAACGCAAACGGATATGATTCTTTTAAAAGTGCCTGTCTACCGGCTCTGACGGCATTCGCATTGGTTGTAAAAGAAGCCAGTTTAATAGTTTTAGATACAACCCTGCCCTGAATTGATATATTTCCTATATCTACAGCATTTGGAACTGCCATTGAATCTCTGAAATCTATAGACATATATGAATAGTGCCTTTTTTTTTAGCTGTTAACGTTTCCTAAAGCTGCTGTATGATAAGCGCCGCAAGCTACATCTTCAAAAGATATACCACCACTGCCAATTTGAGTAAATTCAAGCCTGTTATCTGGATAACGTAACCCTAACTGACCATAGTCATTATTACCAGCACCCCATAGAGTTTTATCCGTTTTAATAGCCATAGTGTGATAACATCCACAAGCGATAATTTTCCACGTATCATCAGTACCGACTTGAGTAAATTCTTCTCTATGATTTGTATCTCCTAATCCTAACTGACCATGATTATTATATCCGGTAGCCCATAAAGTTTTATCCGCTTTGATAGCCAAAGTATGATAATATCCACAAGCTACAGCTAACCATTCATCAGAATTTACTTGAGTAAATTCGTTCCTGCTAATTCTATCGCCTAATCCTAACTGACCATTGCCATTATATCCGGTAGTCCATAATGTACCATCTGATTTTATAGCAGCGGTATGCTTGCCACCACAGGCAATAATCTGCCATGTATCATCAGTACCAACCTGGGTAAGCTCATCCCTGTCATCTTCATCACCTAACCCTAACTGACCATTGTCATTATCACCCTTACCCCATAATGTGCCATTCAATTTAATAGCCATAAAGAATACTTTTCCGTAACCTTGTCCATAAGAAACAGATATCCATACATCTGTCCCACGCTGCACAAAACCGCAGCCAACAGTATCCCATAATGTACCATCTGATTTTATAATCACAGAGTTTCGCCAACCGCACGATACATCATACCAGTTATTTCGTTTCCATCCATAAGGAGAAAAACGTTCTAAAGACTCAAATTCAAGATAATGTGTATAACACCCATGTCCCAATTGCCCGTATGAATCATCGCCAGCTCCCCATAAACCATTATCAGCCGGGTCTATAGCAATCGTATGATGATCTCCGCAAGATACTTTTTTCCATGTATTGCTCACTTCAACCTGTGTAAAATGATCTCTGTCATCCGCATCGCCTAACCCTAACTGTCCATAATCATTCAATCCAGTAGTCCATAAAGGATATCCTAACGTTCTGTTAGCAATTATTTCAGTATATTGGACTTTTACTTCATTAATTGTATCTATCCAGCTTTTTCTTGAAAAAGTAGGCGCTTCCAGCAATACAGTCTCATCCACTAATGGAAGATTTTCTATATTGTAATCATCTCTGATTAATTTTGGATGAAATTTTCCATCTGAACCATATCGGATTATACTGTCTATATGCCTATTAATAGTTTCCAGATAAGATAACGCACTATTTTGCCGGTCAAAAATAAGACTCATTCCCATTTTTTCAGCAAACAAAGCATAAGCAGTACTTATAAAATCAGGAAAATACAGCCATGTGGAAGGCAAGCCGGTTAATTCACATAATGTATACCAGATAGCGCAGACAGGATTATAATCATATTCCTGAATTACTTTTTCTGTTTGCGCAAAAGGCGGTTCAGGTATTTTTCTGACTACAAATTTCATGGATGGTATCCTGTTATATCCGCCTATGCAGCAATCATCAAAAAAAGCCCAGCATAATCCACGATTTGGTGAATTTAGTGTGTTATCTCCTATCAACGCTCCTACTTTGGAATTGGCGGACTGATCATTCGTTCCGAAGTAGAAAGTCATAATACCCATTTCATTTAACAATAAAGATTCCTGTCCACCTGATTCAGGACGTTCTAAAGTACCCGACCATATTATTTCATCATTTCGATATACGCTTAATAAAGCATCTATTTCACCAAGACATATACCCAATGCCCATGAAGCATAATATTTATATCCTGTTATTTGTTCAGTACTGCCGCCGCTACCTTTTCCACTGTCGGTTTCCTGTACTACTTCTTCTACTCTTTCTTTTCCATAACATAAAAGATTACCGGACAATTTTCCAGTTCCTACCAAATCAGGAATAGGAAGTCCTATTTTATTTGTAGTAACTTGTAATTCTTGTAACGGCGTTCCTGGAGGAGCCATATCAGGAGTCATAGGGTCTATCATCATACCAATGCTGAATCCAACGCCTACTCCATATAGAAGTCCGATGGGACCGCCAATCAGAAATCCAGCGATTCCGCCCATGATTCCGCCTGCTATTCCGCCTAAACTCATTTTAATATCCTGTATGCAAATCGCATTTGTCGTCTGAAAAACCTGTCTTTGAAATTAATTTTACACACTCCTATATTAGTTACGGAATGATATACATATCCATCGAAATAAATAGAAGCGTGAGAAGCAGCTTTTCCATAATGAGATAAAATTATATCTCCGTTTTTTAAAGCGTCCAAACTTATTTTTTGTACTTTAACTTTTCTTTCAATTCCTTCAGCCAATAACTCACGTGTATTATGAAGATGCCAATCTTTAGGATAATCAGGAACAAAATTACGTTCATATTTAAGAATGCCCATTTCTTCATAGACCCGTATTACAAAATGAATGCAATCACATCCCGCACCTTTTACCCCTGTATGATGCCGGAAAGGAGTAGAAAGCCAACTGTCTAAAATCTTTTTTAATTTCTGCTGTTTGTCTTTATCTTCAAAATAATACATCACGGCATCCTTGTTGCAGGATTTTCTTGCGGAATGAATGGAAATCCTAAAAAATTAATGACATTATCATATTTATCTCTGCATGTTTCTATTTGTCTGTCGCAACCCGGATAAACATCTATTGAATCAGTGTATTCATCAAATTCATTCATTTTATACGCTATTGTAATGGTATCGCCGACATGATCAGTTATCATCCTGTATTCTGATCCATGTTCCACAGAACCATATATGAAATATCCATCATCATATGATTCAAAATCAGAACTTGTTAATTTTGTTTTATCCGCACTTAAAGTTACATTTGTAGTTATTTTATAAGTCGCCTTATCTATTCCACAGCTATCATCGAATAATTTATGATTACAGGTTATTTGGTATCGAAAAACAGGAACAGGCATTTGCAAAAAATGTTCAAAACCTACGCATACAACCTTGGCTGAATTTCCCTGAAAAGATACCTTTTTGATTTGTCCCAAAAAAATAACACTGGTTTCAAAAGGGTCTTGGTCCCGGAATAATTTCCTGATATCTATCCAAAGAATTTCTATAGGATTATTTGCTATAAATTCAGTTACAGGATCTTCCAAATATCCCAATGTAATTTCCATTGTTGTAACTTCTAATTGTGAGTCATACTTTGCAGATGCCCGTTTTAAAGTCGCCGGCAGATAGTCATTCCCATCATATGTTATCGTAGTATCACCGCTGGTATAATACCAATGTTCTCCACCATCCCGCCAGATATGATATAATTCAGCCGGCCTTCTTTGAGAAGCTACCTCTTTTGTTATATAAGTTTCACTTACATTTTTCATAATGTTTTGAAATTTAGATCAATTTTAGCCAGGCTTGATTTATATAGATATATTAATTTTATATTATCCTGATTAAAACGAACTTCAGGGAAAAAACTACATAACATATCATTCAAATTTTCAGTATCGACCGCCGTTCCTATAGCAGAATCTATTATTATGGATGTTTGAGAAGGCGCACCTATAATCTCTCTGCAAACATAAGTTTTATCAGGAAATTGAATGTATAGATGTTTTCCTGTGATTTCACTTTCCGTCATATATAATTCCTGTACGGTTAATATGGTAGCATCAGCAGAGAAACCTTCAGTAATTATGATATCTTTCAACCATGTAGGTGTATAAAATGCACCTAAACGCCCTTTTTGTGCATCAAAAAAGTCAAGAACAGCTTGTATGTTTTTTCTTGTAGTAATCAGGAAATTTCTACGCATAGTATTTCTTGTGTTTTCATAATTACTAAAAACAGTTTGTTTTCCTAAAAAATTCAATAAAGAATAAGGATGTTGAAATTCTTCTTCTATTGGTGGCAATGGTCTTATCAAAAACGAATGTAAAGAATTATATTCAGGAAATATATCAACATCTATACCTGGAAGCGTGTATGAAAAAGAATGAACTGTTTCAAAACTTTCTTCTGCAACAATAGAAGTTTCTAATAAATTCAATTGTTTAATTGTCCGTGATTGTGCAGGTTTAATGTGTGTTGGATAAAATGGATAAATTAAAGTTCCTGCAGGCCATGTATTTGTTAAATTATCCTTAGCTGTTATTTTAGTAGAAGAATCTACAGAGGATATTTCTACAATTTCATATATTTCTCTATCTGCAGGATTTATTAAAATACATAATCTTCCATTATAAAAATGACGGTATAAGGTCTCTTCAACCATGATTATTTTTTGCCCTGCATCTGCAATTTCTGTCAATATTGTTCTATTGAAAATTATTGGAAAATACCAGATATTATGTATATTTTCAGTATATGTTCTGAAAATTCGCTGCTCTTTTTTTGTAATCAGTTGAACAGTGCTTTCCAAACGTACACGAGGCCATGTAAACAGGGCTGTTCGTTTTTCCATACCTTGTATATTTTCTTGAATATTTGTTTTCCAAATATGTTCCAATGACTGGTTTTGTATGCTTGGTGTAAAATACACATTCATCTTAATACACGTCTAACAGTTTGTGAATGGTTTCCTATTACATTCAATATTGCAGATTGCCCTTGTGAAGAATACATATACTCGTCTATCATGGCCGGATCAAAAGCGTTCAATATGGTAACATCAACGGGTGTTTTTTCTTCCTGTTTCTTTAGTTCTACAGGGATCCTGCCTTTTTTTAATGGAATATGAGCTTCAGCTATATTTCCTGTCTGATAAAATCCTTTCGCTTTAGAAATTCCGCCTTCATCATAAGAAGGAGGTTGTGCAGATACTATCGCAGCCACTTTTGCGGCAGCCATGGCACCTATCACACCCGCCATTATCTGATTCATTGGCGGAGTCAGAAGCGGACTTGCTAAAGTATTTAAAATAGCTGAAGTAGCTTGAATTCCGGCCTGCGCCACTGCAAAAGCCTTATACATTATAAAAGCTTCTTTGCTCTGTTTTCCGCCTGCCTGTGCGATTTGCTGAAATACACCTGCAACACCTCCGGCCATATCAGCATACATGCTCATAACAGATTTTGTTTCTTCCAAATTAATTTGATCAAGCTTTTTCGATGTCATTCTTGCTATCCGCTCTTTATCAATACCGGCTTTTTCCCATAATGCTACCTGTTTTTCCAAATTTTCTCTTTCTATTTCAAATCGATTCTTTCCCAAGTTTTCATATTGTGCATTAAAATCCTGAACGATTTGCAAGCGCTCTTCCTGCGCTTTTTTTTCATCTGCCAAACGATCTGCTTCGGTATCATATGCAGATATTTTTTTAAGAAGTTGATTATACTGTTCTGATCCTATTTTTATATTGTTTTCCTTTGCCATAGTCATAGCACGCTGAACTGTTTTGTTTTTTCCAAGTAAGGATTTTTCAAAATCTATTCCTGAAATTAATTTTTCGTATCCATTAGTAGTGCCTTTTATACTTTCTTCTGCTTTATTCAGCGCTCTGTTATATGTTTCTTGTGAAATAGCACCTGCATCCAGCAAAGTATTTAAATGCTCTATTGTTTTAGTATATTGTTCCTGAGGCGTTAATAAAGATTCTGTTAAGGCTTTTCCTTCTTTCATGAGCTGGATATGCTTTTTTTGTCGGCTAATTTCTTCATCATAAGTTTTTGAAATTTCTTTTTTATTTCCCTGTTCTGTTTCTACTGTCGGGTTTATTTTTGTTTCTGCTGCTGAATGTTGTATAGAACGAAGCTCTTTGAAAAATTTCTGTAATCTTTTTTGCGTTTTTGATAATTCTTTTTCATTTATTTCAATAGGCGTTGCTTTGGCAGGTGCTATTTTAAAGCTTAGAATGTTTCTGTTTTTTTTTTCTTTTTGCCATTTAAGCATAGCCAAAAAACCGCCTTTACCACCTTCTTTTTGAAATTCATCAATCTGTTTTTTCAGTTTTTCCATTTTTGAAGACGTTACGGCAAGAAATCCAAGACCTATTTTTGTAGAGCGTCCTCCAAATAGCGCTAATATCAAACCAGTTTTTTTTATCCATCCAGGAAGTTTTTTATACCAATCCCATATATCCGTCATACCTTTTTTTATATCTTTTAACAACGGTTCTGCAAAATCCCAAAATCCTGCAATACCCATTGCCATTGTTTCAAATGTATTAATGATATTATCCGATATTTTTTTCGCCCATTCATCAAGTTTACCTTCTTTCCGCAATTCAATTATTTTTTCATTAATCACTGTAAGAAAATTACGGATATAATTATATAAACCACTGTCCATAATCTTGACTTCGAACCGTTCCCATATGGAAATCAACATTTCCCATTGGCCTGACAGTTCCTTGTTCATTTTCGCCATCTGACCGCCGAACTTTTCCTGCATGTTTTTCATCAAAGCGCTAATTATCATATTCGCCGTAACACCTTGATTTTTTAATAGCGCTACTTCATCGCGTGCAGCACCAAACGCGTCTTCCATCACCTTACCAGCATTGATACCGGCATTAGCAAGCTGGTTCATATCCTCTGCCGTTATAAATCCCTGCGTCTTAATTTGACCCAGTACCAACGCTACTCTTCCCATAACATCTGCTCCGCCTAATGCAGCAGCAACATCACCCAAAGTTCGCATGGTTTCGACAGTAGGTTCTAGACCAAAAGCTTTCAATGTTTTGTAAGATTCCATAACCTGTTTTATCTTGAAAGGTGTTTCCTCAGCAAACTGGAGCATTTCCTGCCATTTTTTGTTCGCCTTATCGTGAGAACCTTCAAGAATTTCAAGCGTTTTTTGGTACTTTACATATTCGTTTTTGGTCTTGGTAATATCTTTAGCTATCATTCCAATAGCTAAACCACTTATGACAGTTTGTAAACTAAAAACAGCCTTATTAACTCTATTTAATGCAGCTACACCGCTTGATTGGAACTTACGAAATTGAGCTTCCGCCTGATGCATGCCCTGTTTTAATGGATCAAGATCAGCGCCCATCGAAACTATCAGAGACCCCAAATCAGCCATGTTTTTTTTCCTTCTTACGTCTTCTTGCTAAACCTGACAAAATAGATTTCTGCTCATCTACCGTCTGTATCTTCTGCGCTTTTTCCCTTGTATTTCCCCAATCAGGCATGAAATCAATAGGAGTAGTTCGTTTTGGATGAGATCCTTTCACTGAATATATATCAAGCACCAAATTATATATTACAGAACATATCATCGCCCAGCCATAATCATCCCTTTGTTTTCCAACAGGATCAATACTGTCGTAAGCCATCCATTCACTAACCTGTTCCGATGTCAATTCATTTAACAGGTAATCCGGATGAAAACAGCCTAATTCTCGACAGAGTCGAAAGTAGAATTGCCGCTCTGGGCGGCTTCTGAGTTTTTTATTAAATTTTCCCTATCTTCTTCTGAAATTTTATTCAACTCCTGTGCCTTGTTGACAATTAATTCCAACCGTGCCGCACTCATATTCTGAGATAAAATAGAAACATCTTCCGGCCGCAAAAGATTATTTCCTTTTTCATCACAAACCGTATGAACTGCTAACTTTGCACGAAAATCATCAAGTGAACGTTTGAACTCTGATTGCCCTTTATTATCTATTACTTCTTTCAATAAACTTTGCTCAAAACGATCGCGTTCACGTCCTGTCATCTGACGAACAAATACATATTCGTCTTTTCCAAGATTAACTTTTTCTTTTTTTAAATTCTCTTTCTTTAGTAAACTTTCTCTATTTAATATTTTCACTTTGATTTTTCTCCTGATATTATACATTGTAACTACTTCATCTGCTTAAAATATAACCTTTTCCTGGAATCATCAAGGAGCGCCTGAACAACTACCCGAGTTTACTGTAATTGCTCCTGAAATCTTGATTGTTACTTCTAATGTTACTGGTGCTTCTGGAATTGTTAATGGAATACCAGTAACTAATCCTTCAAACTCAAACGAAGTTTGTTCATCATCTGGAAGCACAATTTCATAATTACAGAAATCATCTGATTCAAAATCAGATAGCATAAGATCGTATCCTGTTCGATCGAAAATCATTGAAAGCGTAATTTCCCCTGCATCTCTGAATCCCGTAAGAAATGTACGATATCCACCTATAGTATCCAGTGCTGTAGTATCATGTGTTTCCCGTGATGCTGAAGGACCGCCAATATTTGTTATTCCTGCTATTGCTTCCCATGTACTTGTAGAAGTGTTCCACCTGCGAAACACTGTTCCTACTCCTGTTATACCTTTTACTGCTGTCATATATATTTACCTCCTGTACTATTTTCGATATATCGAAAATGTTGCTGCAAATCTAACACGATTGTTTTTATCCCAATCCAGTAAAAATGGAGAATCTACACTTTGAATTAGAAGATACTCTGCACTATCTTCTATTACACCATTGATACCATGCAAATATTTCTGAATATCATGAATTAATTTCCATCCGGTTAAATAATCATTATTTCGTACTCTTGCCTGAACAGAAGGACGATAGTAATCACCGCCGCCTTTTCCCGTTAAGGTTAATACTGGAGCATCACCAGGAATATCAAAAATTGTTACGCAGTTATCTGGAAGAGCCGGCTCTTTTCCAACAAATAGATTAACAGCAAATGTTAATTCAAGATTTGAATCTGCTTCCAATAATGTGCTGATATCTATACTGGATGGATTCACTTTTTCACCTTCGCATTTTCTTTAATTGCATTCAGAATATTTTTTTTATTTCTTTTTATTGATAAAACAAAAAAACCGGCACCTGCATTAGGACGACGAAAATGAGCACCATACATTTCATGCACCTTCAAAGCATAATTCGCAGAAAAACCAAAATATAAAACAGGAATATTCCCCCGATATGCTGGAGAAGTAAACCAACTCTGCCTCAAATTTCCAGTATATACAGGAATTAAAGGCGGTGTTTTATCCATATCATACCTGATTATTCTTGCGCCTTCAAGATATCCTTTCATACAGCGTCCTTCAATTCCCTTAATCTCTTTATTGAGATTTTTTACTACTTCCTGAAGACTCGTTTTTTCTATTGCAGTGTTCATAGATAACATTTTCTCATAAATTCATCAGTCTTGAAAATCATGGGAATTTTATCAAATCGTATAATCTTCCATGCCTCATTCACCAACTTAGGCTCTGCTTTCTGTGCATCTGTCAAGTCTGATAATGTCCCTAAATACAGATACCCTTCTTCATCTACATCCTGATTAACTATAACTTCTGCTCGACTGACGTATTCTATTCCCCTGGAAGTAGTGATTACTTTTGTAGAATCTTCCCAACGAACAGCAATTTCAACCGGTGTGTCATAGGTATAACCTCCATATCCATTGTTTGCAGGTGCTCCCCAATATACTGCTGTTTGTACACTTAACTTTCCAAGAAATTTTTCTATTGGTTTTGCCATTTTTTTAATCAAACGAAGTTATTGCTGTTATCTTAGCTCGTTTTGCACCAAGTGCTTTCATTTTTCCTGTTACATCAATCGCCAGTACCTGCTGTCCGTATAAAGTAGCTTCCAATCCTTTCCCCGTTATGCCTTGATAGGTTACATCTGCACTCCCAACACCTGCTTTTTGTATCTGTTGCTCCCTTGTTGCGGCAATCAGATGAGCGGTAAACCATATTTCTATATTACGTTTTAATTCGTCTGATATGGTTGTATCAGAACCGAGTATATTATTAACTACCTCGTATGCCGTAGAAATATACGCTTCAATAACAGAAATGTCCAAATCAGTATCAATAATTCTTGTTACTTCTACGCAAGTAACCCGTTGCATTTTTCGTACTCCTTCAATGCTTCCTCTAACGTAATTTTTGGAAAACAATCTATTTTGCTAAAAGGACTAAGGTTATATATTTCTATGCCCAAATCTTTTGCATCTCTTGCTATTGCTGGAAATCCTTTTAAATGTTTTTTGAACGGCGGAGTTCGTTTGATTTTTTGTCCTGGAGGCATGTGAGAACCATGCCAATGACTATACGTGTTCGCAGCATCCATAGCCATATCAAACCCTAACAAATTTATTCTGCGAACTCCCAAATGATGAGCTAAACTAATAGCCGCTGCTCCAGAATTTGCATTCCATGAAACTTTTGAAAGATTAGACGTTATTCCCTCTCTTCTTTCCGTATCACGTTCAAGAAACTTGATGCCCTCCATTTTGTTACGTGGACGATTTGCGAATTTTTGATCACAGCATACTTTTAAACCTGGCCATACTGCTAATTTTCCCCGATGTTCCAAATACCAATGGCTATCACCAAAAAACAGAATATCAATCCACGTTCCAAGCTGATACGCATTATTAATTCCTATTATATGCTTGTCATGGAGTGGTTTCATGTATTTAGAATATAATGAAGGAGAAAGCCTCCCTTCATATACTTTTCGAATTATCTCGGAAGGAACTCCAAATTGTTGAGAAACAGAAGTCCCACCTCCAATAATCCAACATATAGCGTTTTCCCATAATTGAGGAACAGTCCAAATCATGCGTTTAATTCTTTTACCAACTGTTGCGCTGCTTCTTCTCGAAGACCTTTTTCATTGATAATCTTTCCAGATACAGAATTTACAACATCCCACCAACCATTGGTTGAGCGCTGCTGCACTTTATATACTTCTGCTTTAGTGTCTAAAGAAGATTTTCTTTTACGAACAGTAAAAGGCCGAACAGGTTCAACCATTGTTTCTGGAACATCTTCCAGCGCAACCACTTGCCTGCGAAAAGCAAGTGGTATTTCCTCCGGCCGTGCGATAAAAACTTCATTTGGCTTTATAATTTTGTTACGAATATACCGGAGGGAACCACCACCTATTTTTCGCCACTGTATTTCTTTGCTCTCACTCACCATAAACCTCACATTTTACGCCGCAAGCAATACAACGCCACAATTTCCATCCTGATCAGAGCGAATCTGCGGAACCTGAATGGTTAAAACCTTGTATTTCGTAATAAACTTGCCTTCAGTCTGCCATTCAACATTTTGAATAGGCATGCCTCTAATAAGCCGAACAACATCACTTGTCATTTGTACAAGCAATACATGATTTGCCGTGAGAGTATCCACGACCTTGACATCTTTAATTCCTGCTATTTTCAAAATTCTTTCCCTGATGGTAGTTCCAGGAGTTGTGGTGTCATAATCTTCATCCAGCACTGTTTCATACGCCGTCGGAATATATAGCATCCAGGGGCCATAATGTTTGGCATCAATACTGGCCTGCTTCATATTCAAAACATCTGTTAAAATCTGTGCGGCTGTCTTTCCTGAAGCATCCCAATTCGCACTAAGAGTTACCTGATTAACATCAGGATAATTAAGATAGGAATAAATTTTGTTTCTGGAACGATCATCTTTAGTTCCCCAGGCATAATCAGTATCCGTAAACAGCATAGCTTCCAGTTTTTCATTAACCTTCCGGGCTGCCCTTTCAGCAGAAGTAGTGTCTAAAGGATTTCCCAATTTTCTACTGGCCTCAAGTACTCTGGCATTGATTTCATAATCAACATGGATTATTGGAATTGGAAGATAATTTGTTTGATAAACAGGACGATCTCCGCTACTTCGAGAAACACCATCCATTGTCAAATCAGCTTCCATGGCATTTGATACGTCATGCCATTCAAGCACAGTAGTTCCCATTGCATTACCAAGATCGTATGTTAAACCGTTTGCAATAAGATCAGCAATACCATTCAAACGTGTTTCACTTATCTTGAGAACAGCATCATCCAACTGTTTCCATTCATCTCTGCGCAATGTAGCCGCATTCACCTGTACAGCCTTATAATTCTTGGGGTTCTTCGCATCACCGCCTGTATATACAGTAATATATGCGTGCCCATCTTTACCAAGCCACGGACGCATATTACCAGGATTTAATCTTCCTTTACCTGCCATATATGCAGCCACATCACCATGTACTTGTCCATTTCCCAATATAGCATCAATCATTTGCTGTTTACCTCCTGTTTTATATTATTCTGATTTTAATTCTACCACTCGGATCCGCACCGGAAGAACCTGACATATCTACTGCTTCAAGCGCCACACCAACTACGGAACCGGGATATGTAGCACTATCAGCGGCCTCCGCAACAGCTTTTTGAAGATAACCATCTCCGTGTGATTCCAGAATATCCCCAATCGCCACATTTTCTCCATCAGCGAGGAAAGCATATACCTGATCACCTCTACCAGCAATCCAGCATTGCACTCGATCTTCCGAGGCATAATCATCATTAATGCCTTTACCTTCCAACTCATTTTCAAGTGCAAAAATCTTTTCTGCAAACTGTCCGGCGCTACTATGCTTCTGCACTTTTTCTGCACTGGTTAACTCTACCAACATTCCTGGAGTAATTGCAGCAGCAGCTTCATACTCTTCTATGATATCAGAGTATTTTTTTAATTTAATCGTATTTTTTGCCATTATTTGAACCTCCTATGATTTATTGTTATTTTTTCTCTACTTTAACGCCTGGTGGAAAAAGTATTTCTTCATCCGTATTTACAGAAAACCCACCAGACGCCCCTTCATAAGAAACAGGCTTTTTGATGGAATCTGCTGTTTTCTGCAAATCATCATCGTCCTTTTTCTTCAGTGACTCTTCATCCCATACCTTCTCCGCCTGATTATTCAGAATATGCTGAATCAGTTCCTGACGATGAGTTTCATATAATTTCTGTCCATAATTGAACTGTTTCTTTAATTCATCAGGTAAAAGTTCTTCGAAAGTCTTGATATCAGATACCTTTTCCTTCAGAATTTTCATGGCAACTTCTTCATTAATCTGAAGTGTTCCTTTCTTCAATTCTGCAATTTCACCTTCCAAAACAGTAATTTTTTCTTTTGCTTTCGTCTTTTCTGCTTCTACTACCTCTTTCGTTTTGGCACAAGTAATCAGCTTGTCAACATGCTCCTCTTTCAGTTTCTCTAACCATTCCTTATCATCTTCGGTATATACCGATGGAGCTATAGTCAGAAGCTCTTTTACCTTATTCATCATAATATCTCCTGTATTGTTTTTTGTTCGTTGCATAGTTACCACCTTTCTATATTTTACCTCTTTCACTATTTCCTCTTCGTCATTACTAAATTGCACCTCTCCGTCTTTGATTTGATATGTTCTCTTATAATACTTCTCCGCTCCTCGTGCATTTCGCCTGTAAATGAAAGTACCATCATCATAAACCTCTTCAAGATAGTATAAATCCGTATCGTTATCCAAGGAATAAAGTTTATCCCGAATTAAATTTATTACTTCCAAAAGTCCTTCTGCGTTCACTCTTATGCCACAGCCGTCCTGCCAACTACATGCACCAGTAGCTTCAGGTAACAAAGCAAGGTGATCCGGACGATAGTTTCTCGCAATAGCCGTGTAATTTTCCCCGTTCCATTCACCTGTAGCAGGTTCATCATCCGAAAAAACACCAACACTAACATCCAATGGTTTTTGCTGCATAATATAAGCATAAGCTAATGGTGATAGCTGTTTTAATTTTTCTGCATTTGCCCAAACTTCTCCTTTCAGTTTTCCGTCTTCCATTTTACTATTGTATACCCTACCAATCACTGACTGATCAATGACCTTTGGAGAATTGGCAGATACAGGTTGCCCATTTTCTTCGGGATGTCCAATTGATACAGGTATTCCATTCCACGCAGCAGGAACTTTGCCTAATTCTTCCTGAGTATGTAATAGCGGTCCAGCACTTCCATTATGAACTCCTTCCACCATCATAACTACTGGAATAACAAGATGTTTTTTCCCCAGATGCGTTTCTGTCCTAATTGTATAATTATTCGTTGTTAGTATCTTGTATTGTTGACTTTTCATTTTATTCCTCCACTGACTGTGACATACCGCCATGCGTTGCTTATCGTCTGGATATTCTTTGTTCATTAAATTATTTTTCATGCACCTGGTAATGAAAACATCCTGTTTTTCGCCCTTACGTGGCGTTACTAAAGGCATTTTTCTTTTTCTCCTAACAGATGTTTTCCCTTCAATTTTCTATATTCTTTCATATGATGCGCATTTAAATTGTCGTCTTTTATTTCACAGTCTGAAATATAAAACTACACCTGCAATTTGGATGATATGGCAACAAGTTCATTGCTTCATCCAAAGAAAATGTCCTGCCTTCCAATCCTGCACATAATGGACAAACCTTATATCCTGCGGTAACCCATTCAGCGATTACATGCACATTTTCCACTGCCCATGATTTTGCTTCCTGTATCATTCCCTGTGAATGTGCTCTAATTATTTCAGTTCTTGCTAAAGTCTGCGCCCTTTTCTCCACCGGAATGAATCTTCCCAATATGTCTGTTATTCCCAAATTTCCTGCTGGACCCGATATTGTTTTGGTCAATAATTTTGCAATTTCTCCTGGATTCTTTCCATCTGCAAGCCCTTGCGAAAGCACCCGACTCATCTGTGTATCCATCTGGCTGGTAATGCCTTTTAATTCCTGAAATGTTCTGGAAAACAACAAACCACATCTTTCTACGTGAAAAGGCGTTGACATGCTTGCAGATATTCCACCTGTTTCTGATATGGGCGGCACTTTATATCCGGCATTTTTCATTTCCATCCGTGCCCGAATGATACCTCGTTGATATGAATCTTTAATATACTTATTTGTCCATGCTGTTTCGGTTGAAGTACCTATCTGCTGCATTGTCCCTATTTCAAGGAGTCCTTTTGCTTCCTGTCCCTGCAACCAACTCATAAAAGCATTTACTTTTTCTTCAGATCGGGGAAACGCAAAAGCTTTTCTTTCTGGCAGAAAAAAATCGAAAGCTGCTAATGCAGTTACTTTGAATTTTCTGTCGAGCATGCCGAAACAGTCTTGTTCTACGATGGCTCTGCGAATTATTCCCCGTAATGCCCTAAACCGTTTGTTCAGATCACGAACAAAAGCATTTCGCAGGTGAATTGTTCTGGTAGGATCATACCGTGAAACAGCCACCGCTTTCTTTTTTTTGCATAATAGACAGAGTTGGCACACTATTCTTCCTCTTCCTCTTTGATCGCAACTTTTTGTAATTCTGTAATCATATCCACCTGATCCTGATTAAATCCTAAGAAATACTTATAAAAAGCTTCAGGCGGAACAATTGACTCCGCCATAGGCTGTGCAGCATACTGATAAAGCGCCCTTGCCCTGATTTCGCCAACTTCTGCTTTTTCTTTATCCGATTTCTCAAACATCGGTTTCCAGATTATAGAATATTCTTCTTCTTCATTTTTCGCCGGCGGTAGAATACCAAATTCCTGACACTTACGAATGAAGGGCCTGAGAATTGTTCCTTCAATATAATTCTCTCTTCTCCCCTGAATCAAAGAATACCATGAAGCAATATCCTGTGTACTGGAAAGTTCGCCTCTTTCACTTCCTGTTAGTATTCTCTTTGGTATCCCTGTTTGTGCCGATATCATTTGAATTTGAACGTCAACATGCTTACTTGGATCTGCTACCTGCATTTCCAAAGCAGAAATATCTATTCCTGTACTAATTAAAAACCTTCGTAAGTTATGTTCATATTCATCCAACTGATCCTGAAAAGCCGCTTCTTCATCAGAGGTCAACATGTAATCTTTATCTACCTTTCCTTTATATCCTGGCCTTGCTCCTCGCCAGAACATTTCAGCAGAAGCACCTACAAGTTTCTCAAGATCGAATAATCTGTTATATATAGGAAGTAATCGCGAAAAACCTTGAACAGTCTCTCCTCCCACAAGTTCCCCAGCAACATGGAGAATTCGAGAATGATGCACACGCAAATTTGTTGTCATATTGGAATCTGTTTGCGATAATTTCAACTCATACATTACAGGCAAACCATATCGAGAATTCTGTGTATTAGTTTCCCATTGACTAATTGATATATTGTTTTCACATAGAGGACGTAAATATATCAATGGAGCATTTTTCCCCGCCGGAAACATGAATTTTTCTCTGTTTGAAACATCGCCTAATCCGAATAATAAAACAGCATATCCGCCTATTCCTACAAGTTTATCCAACCGGCACAACTTACCAAGTACATCCAGTTCCGCATTTTTAATCAATTTTTTCCACGCTTTTTCCAAAGGAGTGTCTTCTGTTGTAGCTTCCTGTATTAAACAACCGCCCTGCCAGGAAGCATCTACCGGTTTATCAATCACCGCCCTTGCAATATCCTGCCTCTCATAACGAGCAGCAAAATCTTTATAGGTTAGTGTTGTAGGATATCCTAATGCCTCATAAATATCACGATCAGTTCCATACTGTTGACCTAACTTCGCAGCAAGTTTTGCTCTTGACACTAATTCGGACAAAGTGTTAATTCTATTAACCTGTTCCTGCAATTTTTTGGTATTTTTTTTAAACATTAACAATTCTTTCTGCCAAACAACATTCCTGCACGTTTTTTTCCATTCAAATAATGAAAAGCCATAGAAAAAGCATCTGTTTGATCTTTATACGTGCTAAATGGAAAATGCCGTAATTCTTCAATAAATGTAAAATTCCAAGCCCCTCGTAACATACTGACATTCCCATTGTTAACCTGTACACTTACCGGATCGGCACGAAACACTTTGTTCCCAGTAGGATTATCCACATGAACAACAAACCCCGCCAAATTTTTTATAGTAGCTTCCGCTGATTCTTTCCCCCCAGATCCTGGTTCTTGTTCAATAACAATAGAAACATCTCTTCCATCAGTTTCCGCCGCAGTACGAATAATATTTTCACGCTCTTCACTACTCCATTGTCCACGAATGACATCCACAATAATATATTTTCCAGAAGAATATCGATATAATTTCAAACCTACGGTGTATGCTCCTCCGCCAAAAGTTCCGGCTTTATCCCATGCTCTTACCATTCCTGTAAGATTGGCAGAATCTGGAAGGCTTTCCACTATGGAAATCATAGCTGTTTTAAACATACCACCTTTAGGAGGTGTAGGAGATTGTCCAACCTGCCCAGCATAGCCATACTGCCCCAAATCGGCTTCCATATCTTTCAGAACTTCCCAACTCATACGTTCAGGGTCCAAAAGATCATTTACATAATTTTTTGCAAGATCAGCTGGTTTTAAACTTTCCCTAAAATTACGAATTTCACCCGGCAAGCTAATATGTTTAAGATTAGCTTTCTGTTTCGCAAGAAGATGCCCCGATGGATCGCTATTATGCAGCATAGTTAACCCTACTAAAAAATCATGTGTTGGCGTTGTAATGTCATAAACATCTCCGATATAGTCTTTTTCCAAAATATCCAATATTTTAACATAAAGATAACCATCTTTAATTTTATTTACCGTTTTTTCAGTATAAGCTATGTCTGCAAATCCTATTTTCCAAAGTTTAGCATTTATATCTTTTCTTGCTACTCTTAACTCATAAGGATTATGTTTTCCTTTTATTCTTCTTTCTTTACCAGATCCTGTTTTTATAATACAAAATTTAATGGGAATTTTATACTTATAAATAGATGAAACAATACCAATTTGTAACAGCAACCTTTGTATTCCTGTAAGTAATTCAACCGATATTGATACAAACCGTGCATAATTACGAGCGATACAACCATCCCTAAGCCAATATCCTTTAATAAACTGTTGAATATACTCAATTGGCAACGACGACATCCATTCCGGTATTTTTTTATTCTTGGCACCTACACCAAACATTTCAAAAAATAAAACAAGTTGATAAGATGCACAAAAAAGAGTAAATGAATTATCTTTATTATCTGTTATTGTTGGGTTAAATCCATATTTTTTTAATATATTTACAGCATCTGCTATTAATTCTCCATCTTTATTTCCAAAAGAAAAACAAACAGAATTATTTATTTTTCTTCTTCCCCTCACCAAACTACCTTCAGCTACCCAATACCCTACTAATCTCCAAAAATCAGAATCAAGCAGCAAATCAGATTTTACAGTTAGTGCATTTTTTCTTACAATTTTGTATTTTGCTATGTACAAATCTATCATTTGTCTTGTTGCAAAACCAAAATAATCAGCCATTTGTTTACTTGTCCATCCACCATCGACAAGTTTTTTTAATTCTGTACAAGGAACTCGCTTTTCATTCACATTAAATGTTTGTTTTATTATTTTTGGCGCTTTTTCTTTATATGGTAAAGCAGGCCACAACTTTTTTATTTCAACAGCAGTCTTCTTTTTTTTATTTGGTAAAGGAAATAACAATACATCTCTTTTAGTTAAATCCCCAGCATTAATCCATCCTTTTGCTGTATATACTCTATGATTTGTTGTTAGCCACGGAATTTCAGGATGTCCACTAACTTTTAATCCTATTATTTTACCTTTATAAGGTCTGTTATTTATTGCCAATACATTTTGCCATCCACCGCTTGTTAAAACTTTTTCACCTCGTTTTATATTTATTACTTCAGTAAATCCATCCTGTGTCCATATCCTTGTATTTGGATGTAAACATTCATGAAGTCGTTGCATAATCATAATTGTAGGAGTAATTTCCTTATCAATCTTTCTGGTAGATAATGTTTGATCAATCCATCTGTTGGCATTCGACAATTCCACTTCACTTACCGCCCTGTTCGGATCAAGAGGGTCATCTACCAATAATATATGCCCATGAAATCCTGTTAATGTACCACCTACTGACGTACTATATCTATTTCCCCCAATTTTTATGGTTTTATCCGGCAACTTTTTTATAATCTTAAAATTGGATTTGGTATCTTTATCCTGCTTGATTGCTAACTCAGGGAAAAAGTCAGTAAACTTTACTGAACGAATTAAATCCCTACTATATTCCGCTGATTCTAATGATAATGCTGATGAATAGGATGCTGTTATAAACCTCATCCAATACCAGTTAATCCAGCACCATACCGGAAACATTATTATAAATAATGTCGTTTTAGTTGTACCAGGTGGAACATTTGTTATCAGATCATATTTTTTTGGTTTGTTTTGTGCCACTCTTTCTGCTATGGCTTGTAACTCATCACAAAAAAGTTTAATATGCCAGTTTGTTTTTAATGTATCATTAGAAATTTCATTCCAAAATTCTTGCATAAAGAAATATAAAGAACGCTTGCAAAGAATTGCAGCAACTTTATTATATAAAGAAGTTGCCATAGAAAGAGAAGTTTCTGAAATAGATACTGTCTTAGTCTGCGTCACACGCTGTATCCTTTAATATCTTCAATCCTGCATGAATAGCCAATAATTCATCTGTAGTTTTAGAAGATAAATCAATAGTAACCTTATTTTGGCTGTTCGTATCAGTTTGAATAGGCTTTCCATCGGGACCGGTGAGTTCCGTACGATTTGCTTCACGCCATCCCGCCTGCGTTTTCAGATAAAACATACGAGCTGTTAAATTGCCTTTTTTGGCTGTTTCCAGCAAACCGCTTGCCACATCATAGATAGCTTTAGCCTTGCCTTTCTTATATGCCCTATCAATTTCAGGATTATCTTTACGTAATCGTCCAAAAGTTACGTATGAAATGCCAAAATATTCCGATATCTGCTCAACAGTTAAAACAGATGCTAAAGCTTCTACCTGATCAATTTGTTTTTGCGTAAATTCTATCTTGCGTTTCATAGCTATTTTTTATTTTTCTTCATTATTCTTTATTTTTCTTCATTTTTCTAAAAAAGTCAAGAAAAAAAAATAAAAAAGTTCAAAAATTACAAAAGTTTAGACACAAAACCGGCGAAAATGTCCTGTTTTGTATTTTTGTCCAATATTTTAAATGATACTTTTTTATAATAAATACAATAGTTTAAGTATGTCTGGCTTCAAAAACGCCGAAATGACCGATTTTGAATGTTTTTTCTTGTGGTAGCAAATTGGAAAAATCAATATATGGTATGGTTATGGGATTTGGCGAAAAAGTTGGATTTGGCACGGGGTGTGCAATATAGATAACTAAAAAGCAAAAAAAAGAACAAAGAACAATAAAAAAAAGGAGAAAAAAATGGAAAAATTAACAGGTAGTGTAAAACAGATCAAATGGGCGAATGACATTAGAGAAAAATTTATCAAGGAAATAGCATCTGCAACTGAAGAAGACTGCAGGGAAGAACTGGAAGAAAGTGGTGAACCGGAAAAACTGGATTACATTTTTTTTCAAAAAATGGTTAAAAAAATCCTGGCACAAACTTCTGCTAAATGGTGGATTGGAAATATGAGATATATCGAATTATACGATATCAATCTGTTAGCAGAAGATCCGGACGAAGATAGATGGTAAGAGTTTCTGGATATATTCAGCATAAGAGAAGCTTAATAATTCTGAACTGTCGAGAAAAACTTG